ATGTGTTTCTTTGTTCATTAATCCTTGTCTTCTATTAACTTATGTCGACTTAAGATGTAGGAGGGGATATAGAACGTAAGGGTAAATGTGTGTTTACCCTTGTGTTATTAACTTTTTAAACTGAAACCTTGAGCATATAATTCTGCTACTTGAGATTTAACAGCTTTGTGGTCAGGGTGTTTAGAGTTACTATAGGCTTCTGAAGTCATTAGTTCTTTTAAGCTTCCTGAGTATTCTCCATTAGTGTTAGGTGCTTTATGTTCACCTAATTGCTTACCAAACTCAGCAGCTAACTTAATAAATGGGATGTTATTCTGTACAGCTAAAATCTCATCTTCAGTAAAGCCTAGTTTAATAATCGCATTGTTAGCATAATCTACATACTGCTCTGTCTCCTTACCCCACAAGGATTCAAGAGAATTAATAGTAGTATCATAGTCTTCTATTTCTTTATGTTCAAGAACACTTTTAATCTTTTCGTCATATTTATCAGCAAATTTCTTAAATGTATCTGTATCAAGACCAGCTTCTTTAGCTAATTCTAAGAGATCTGTATTATTAGTTATGAAACTCTCTTCAAATACTGAAGTATCGATCTCTTTAGTTTCCTTACTAGTTAGCACACCTTTAGAGGATAGCTTTTTCTCTAATTCAGTATATGATTTATGTAGTTTAGATAATGTTGTATCTAAATCTAAATCTTCTGAATCAGGTTTAAATGTCTTAAATTTATCTGATAAGTAAGAGTAATCAGGTGTTGTTACTTCTGTTTGTACTTGTTCTGTTACTTCTGCATTTAGTGTATCTAAATCTTGACTCATTAATTAATTCCTCTAATTGGGGTTATATTTAAATCTGTTTCTACTCTTTTTAGTATGTATGCTAGAACATCTTGTTGGCCTAATCTTAAGTAGGTTTTCTCTACTGTTTCCTGTACTAAGAGAGGAGTATAGTAAAGATCTATTAGTTCTTGTAAGAATTGCTCATCTATTTTGTTATTCAGCATTATTGCTCCTAATTGTTATATTATTTAATTTATTTATATAAGTGTTTAGTTTCTGTATATAGTCTTTATCAGATAAGAAACATTCAGTACTAGAACCTGCAAATGAGGTAGCTGGTACATACTTATAATGTTTAGATTTCTTATGAAGAAGAGTTTCTAAGTCATAAATAACTTCTGGATCTGCTACTAATTCATGTAGTATCTTATAATTATAAGGCATTTGAGATTTAGAAGTATATCTTCTTTTTATAGAGTTACTTGTAATACCAATCTTTATGAATGTCTCGTTATCATTAAAGCATTCTAATACATAGAGGATGCCAAGGCCATTATTGTTTCTGACACATCTATCTTTAAATTTAGTACGAGTCCAACCAGTAGTTTGTAGCGCGCATTTGGCACACCCTTTAGCTTGTTTGTGGTCGTTTGCAGTTTGTAGGAATTCCCCGTGAATAGGACAAATAATAGTGACTTTAGTATGTGCTCCTTGGTAATCTACCAAAGAGTAATCATACTTCTGACCATGTATTTGTATAGCTTTCTCAATAAATTGCTCTGTTGTTAGTTTTTTAGCTGACATTTATGTACAAGCTCCTTAGTTACTTGATAGCTTACCTTCTAATTCTAAAGACTGTGCATCTAACTGATTCTGATTAGCCTGTAGATTCTGATCTTGGCTTACTTGCTGAGTTGCCAGTGCTTCTTGTTCTATTTGAGCTTGAGTTGCTTTTGCTTCTTCTTGAGCGGCTCGAATTTCCTCTAACTCTTTAACGGATTTAAGTAAAGATGGAGGAACGGATAATGAGTCTTGTAAGAAGTAAGTAATCTTATCCATATCTAGTACATCTAGTATACCAGGATTAATCTGAGTTAATGGTAATACAGTATTTAAGAATGAATTAGTATTTGTTAGACTCTCTAGCTTACTAGATTGTGCTAAAGGATTGGTAAATGAGAAGTTTAGTTCATTATTTGTATCTACTAACTCTTTAGGAGGTACAGGTAATAGTTGATTTCTCATTAATAAATCAAATACACGTTCTAGTATCCCTACTAGCATTTCTGACTGCATACGTATAAAGATACCACTTAACTGATTTCTTAAAATATTTACTCTAGCACTTACTTCTGTAGCTGATAAAGGAGAAGAATTAATAGGTGTTAGTTGATCTGACATCATACCTCTTCTAATACGGTTTTGATACATGGTAACAAGATCTGTAGATAGGTTCATATTACCACCTACATCAATGCGTTTTAGGTCATCCATATTATTAGCAGGTATAATAGTACGTGGACGTAATTTAATATTATTTACGTTTAATACACCATCGTTCTTAGCTAACCATACACCACCTAATGCTAATTCAGCACTATTCAAGAATAACTTATTCATCTTGTTAACAATACGAGCGTCCTCTAATACTTGATTTACTTGTCCAGTAGCATATAAATTGTTATGATTCTTATTAAAGCGAGCTACAATAACAGGAAATGAGTTATAACCTGAATCTTCTAATACGAGTGATTCTTTAACTAATATGATTTGAGATTTAAAAGGCATATTAGATTTAATATTAACCTTAGCTTTCTTATATTCTTTATTAGGACAGATAACATGGATAATCTTGTACTTATTACTTAGGTTAGCTTTCCTTACTGAATCTGGTGTAGTCTCATAAGTACTTAATAATTGCTCACCTGTTAATTCATATTCTCTATATACAACATCTACAGTATCATGTTCATTATAAGAATCTAGGTATACGTTAGAGATTGGCCAACATTTAAAGTTTAATTTCTTAGTCTTCTCATTAATACTAATATAGAGTGCACCCCAACCTGCTACTACTAGATCAGTAAGGTAATCAAATACTTCTGAATCAAAGTTTGTTGCATGAATTCTTTTAAACATCTCTTTAGATACGTCATCTAACCAACGATCTGAATTATCCACAGATGAAGTATCATCATTACCAAGAGTCATTTTAAACCAAGGGCTAGATGCAGATACAGTACCAGATTGTAAGCTACTAGTTAGTAATTGAGTAGATTCGATTAGAGTAGTATCATAAAGATTACGATATTCATCTTCTTTTTGTTCTTTGTTTTGAAACTGTTGTCGTTGTGGTGCTGCATAACGATAAGTATCTCTCCAGTTATTTTCCATTGGTGCGCGAACAGTTTTTAATTTACTTAAATTCTTAATATGATATTGAGTATTATTCATTAACGGCCTCTTTGTACATTGGTTAGTTTTTGTATAGCAGTTCTAAATACACCATTATCTCTACCCCATTTGGATCTAAATGTAGGTGGTGCTAAGAGTTTATTAGCTTCTGCATTTACTGCTGTATCTGTAGTAGTAGGGGCTAAAGCAGGATTCATATTGTCTGCTTCTGTACCTCGAACTGTAGCTTGTACACTTTTATTTGTTTCTAGTTGTGCATCTGCTTTAACTTTTGCAGCTTGAGCTACAGGATCTACCTCTAAAGGTTTTGTTGAACCTCCAACTCCAAATAATTTACCAACTGATTTTAACGCTTTCTTAAATATTGACACTATACGCTCTCCTTATGTTTTAGTAATGTTTTGTATGTTCTCTTATTCTTACCAGTAGTAATACGATAGAGTAATAGTGAATCTGGATCTTTATGATACTGGTGGACAATATAAAGAGGAGTCCAAAAGGTGTTACATAACAGGCTTTTCATCTGATTACTATCTTTAAGTTCTAAATCTGTATGAGATGTATGAAGGAGTAATCCTGTATCTCGATCTATAATTTCGTATTTAGTCATTATCTTCTCCTTCATAATATAAGCTAGTAAATAATTCACCTTTAGAAAGATAATCTAAACAGATCTGTTTATAAGCTCTAGCTTTTGTATATACTTTATAATTAATAGTAACATTCATGTATTGGTTGAAGAGATCTGAGTCTAACATTGCGACTGGAGTCCCATCAATTAGTTTATCATTAACGATATTGTCATACTGTACTTTAGTAATCTCTTTATTACTCTTATTAGCTTTCTTTTGTTGCTGTAGCATTTGTTGTTTTAATTTATTAGCCACTTTGGTAGTTTGTTTCATAGGTCTTTTCCTTTATCTTTAGGAGTTAAAAAAATGTATGGGGATAGTAGTACAGTGCTGATAATTATAACAGTAATTAGTAGTTCTAGCATATTAGGTGTTTCCTTTAGTTTTGTTATATTCTTGAATAGTAAGAATTTGGATTGGTGTGTATGGTAATAAGAAAGTGTTGTAGTTTAAAGTATTGTAATAAACTACAGTATCATCTGCATCTCTAATAGGCGCTATTTCTCTTTTTACTATTTCTGGTAGATGAAACTTAAACTCTTGGACGATATGGTAAGCTTCTTCATCTGTATGGTTGGTAATAGAATAAGTACTTGGAGATTTCTGTATATCTCTCAAGGTTGTTATTCTTGTTATCCAATGATATATACTATTATATTCTAGAAATTCAGCTATATTGGTAATAGCTATATCATATACATTAATACATGTACTAGTTCTAGTAGTTGGTTTAGGTATATAGAAGGTAAGAAAAGAGGTGGTAGATCCATCCTCTGCTTCTTTATTTATAGTTATGAATTGTAGATTAGCTGTTAATTTTGTGGCTTGACATTTTCTCATTTGGAGTATCCTTGAATTTTAGCTTGTAATTTGTTTATATAAGAAGGAGAAGATAAGAAACATTCACTTTTTCCTGAGAAATCATTTATAGGTACATATAAGCATTTCTGTTCTTTATGATAAAGATGTATATTTTGTTCTAAGTTATAGAGAACTCCTACATCTCCTGTAATACTAATAATTTCCTCAACATCATAAGGTACAGTTTTAAATCTTTCTTTTACTGTTTCAAAAGTAAGGCCAACTTTAAAGAATGTCTCTTTATTGCTAGATAACTTTACTAAATAGAGAGTAGTACGTGAACCATTAGATTTGATAGCTTGTTGTATGTATCTTTCTCTTAATCTTTCTGTGTTACATTGAGAACAAGGTGTAATAGCTAATAGATGATCTCTTAAGTTTCCTATAGCTTGTTTACCATGTTTTGTACATGTATAGTGTTGTGAATTCTCTTTATATACATATTTGTTATCATGGATTAACTTAGCAATTTTAATATATTTTAAAGTTGTTTTAGTATTAGTTTGTTTACCAGAAGTATGAGAACGAGGATGGCATATTGGACATCCTAATAAGTATTCGTTTGCTGCTATTTTTATCTCTCTATTACCATTAATAAGTAATAACTTACTAGTGGTTTTTATATCTGTTGATACTGGCTTGATAGTACAGGTACATTCTTTGGTATGTATAATTGAGTGTAAATGTACAGCTTTAGAGTTAAATTCAAAAAGATTCATAATATTGCTTCCTAGTTATATTTAGATGTGTTATTTATTAACGACATACCAGCCAGTATGTTTGTGTTTGGTTCCTGCTACCATAGTTAGTTTTTGATTGATCATGAACTCTATAACAATATCATTTGTAGTTAGACCTAGAGGTATTTGAGTATCGTAACAGAACTTTTGTAGTCTTGTTAGTAACTCTTCACCTGTATAAAAATTACCAATAATCAAAGGCTCTATTTTATGTTTATTTATATTAAAAGCCTTATTTAAAGCAAAATATACATCTAGAGAGTGTACATCAAAATTAAGAGTTTTCATAATGTTCAAATAAGCTGGAGTTATGCTAGCCCATTCTTTAATTAGTGGATATTCATCAAGGTAATCTTCTGATACTCCTAAGTAAGGAGATAGAGTGAGTTGGCTATTTTTATATGAGAGACCTCCTCTTGAATCTTTTTCTTCTTTTATTCTTAAGTATATAGATTTAAGTAGCTCTGTTGTATATTCAATTTGAGTGTTTGTATTATTCATAGTTTTAGTTTCCTTAAGGTTAGTTTTAGTGTGTTTGAGAGAACTCTCATCTCTCTTTGTATATTTATTATAACACAAGTTTCAGGAGAAGTCAACTATTTTAAAATGGGACTAATTCCTTCATATAAGTATTAAGATTAGTAAGGTAATCTTTATTAGCTTCAAAGCATTCAGTACTAGAACCTCCAAATGAGGTAATAGGAATGTATTTATAGTTTTTAGATTTCTTATGAAGAAGAGTCTCTAAGTTATAGATGTATTCAGGTGATCCTGTAATCTCATGTAGCACCTTGTAATTATATGGCATTGAGGTTTTAGAGGGGTATCGTTTTTTTATAGAGTTAGAAGTGATTCCTATCTTTATGAACACTTCTTTCTTATTCTCACTCCAACAGCCTAATACGTATAAGATACCTAGAGCGTTATTGTTTTTGATGCACTTATCTTTAAATTTAGTACGTGTAAATCCAGATTCTGTTAAAGCACAAATAGGACACCCTTTTCCCTGAAGATGGGAATTCGGTTTTTGTTCAAATATGCCGTGCTCGCTACAACCTATCTTTACTTTAGTAGCATTGTTCTTATATTCTACTAAAGAGTAATCATATTTGTTATCATGGATAATAGAAGCTTTTGTAGCGAATTCAGCTTTAGCAATAGCAGCTTGAGCTTCATAAGAACATAGAGTACATCCGTGTGGTTTGAGATGGTCGTTAGGAATCTGTTCATAAACACCATGTTCCTTACAAATTATAGAGACTTTCTCTTTAGAACTCTTATAATCAACCAAAGAGTAATCATACTTATTATTATGAAGTAGATTAGCTTTCTGGATAAATGTTTCGTTTGTCAGTTTACTTGGCATATGGTTAGCTCCTAGGTTATTATTTAAATGATGTGAGGTGAGACTCGCACTTCAACTTATAATTTATTATACACTATAAAAATATCAATGTCAACACTTTTCTACAGACAACAAAAAGCCTCCCTGTTAACTACTTCCTTGTTTAAATTATCAAAAGATAAGATTCTCAGGTTTCTATTTTAATAGAAGAGTTATATATGCTACTATCACATAACTATATATATCTAAGTAATTAATCCCAACGAGATGAGCATCTAAAAAGAATACTACAAGGAGTTTATGTCCACCATGCCTCGGATACCACCTACTGCACAGTTATCAGTCTATTTATGTCTTTGTACTGATATGTTTTGTATGAGAACCTTCATACCAATCGCTAGCTACCGTTGGGGAAAAGACACCGCTGTATACAAGGGAAGGCTGATATAGAGAGTGTTTCTTTCTCTACCGGAATTATGTATTAGTTACCGTTTACATTTTTGTACTTCTAAAGAAGCTGCCTTATTTGATATTACCCTTCCTACAGTCGATTGAGAATTGATTAGATTCTCCATTCGCTAGTATTGTTTTAGGTGTTCAGTAGAGTCTGTCATCACGACGATTCTTTAGTAGCTGAACCTACTTTATGTTTCTAGTATACACTATCTTTTTAGACAATGCAAACTTTTGTTTCTTACTCTTTTCTTAACTTATAATTTATTATAACACACTATTTTTAGAATGTCAACACTTTAAGATTTAATTATTATACACTATATTTTTCTTAGTTTGGTACTCATAGTAGTCGCATGAGTCTAAGGACTCACCCACCTCCTACTCTATATACCTCTAAATCCATACCTTCTATTAGTACTCTAAAATCAGATACTTATAAAAAGATAGGAATATAAAAACAACTTTAAATATTAGTAAGTTAGAGGGTAATAAGAAGAAGGTTTAAAAGTTTCAAAGGTTTCTTAATATCCCTCATTCTTACCCACTCTTCAAATAACTCCTATCTCCTTACCCTTAAAACCTATACCTTTAAATAGATTTTGTTGATTACCTCGGCGTACGCCAAATCTCTTAACAAATACATCTAATAAGAGTGTAATAAGAAGAGAGGGTAAGAAGGATGAGGTTTGTAGGTATGTTTGAAGCTTCTAAACTTATTCTTCTTACCTCCTCTAAATCTCTTCTTATTCTTATTTTCTTTATAGGTATTTAATAGTAGAAAAGATTTGAGTACGAGAAGGAAGTAAGAGTAGAGAGGATATGTGAGCCTTAGCGAACATTGACTCTATATGCTTACTGACTGGTGAGTACTGAGGATATGAGGAAGTTTAAGTCATTCATCAAGATATTTGTTTAAGAAGCATTGTACCCAATCTCACGTGGGTAATTATCTAAACATATAGTCTCATATTTTTGATAATCTGTCAAGCACTTTCTGATAAGTGGTAGTATATTCCTGATGAATGGTAAAATATATTAAAGTACAATAACTTCTAACAGCTTTGTATTAAAGCACTCATACCTGCCTCCAAATTTAAGTAAAGGTATATATTTATAGTTAAGGTATTGTTTCTTAAGGGAATGCTCTAAATCATAAATATAAGTACTATTCCCCTCTAATACATAAAGAATATCATAATTATAAGGAAGCTCCTTCATTCTTTCTATTACTTTCCTACTTGTTATTCCTATCTTTATAAAGGTTTCATTATCATTACTTAATTTTACTATATAAAGATAACCTAGTCCATTATTATTCTTTATACAGTGACCTAAGAATTGTTCTCTAGTACACCCTTTAAATTTAGATCTAGGTTTTCTATCTTTAGGAAATTTCTTCATGCTTCATTACTGCTTATAAGACCTTTACTATTATAGAAATATCTCTTAACTGCTGCAGGTTGACTAACACGCCAAGGACATCTTCTAATACCTATACAACGACTCTTAAGAATTCGTGTAATATTTACAGTATTGTTTTGATTTCCACCTAAGACATAATAACAAGTATTATCTTCTCCAATATAAAATCCAACATGCCCGCCAGTCCCTCTAGAAAATACTAAGATATCTCCTAACATAGCAACTGATTGTTTAGTTCCAAATAAATTCCAATTTCTTGCCCATAAAGGATCTTTAACAGGTTCAAAAGTAGCTTGCTTAACAACATAGGCTACAAATAAACCACACCAAGGAATTTCGTCATTAGTATATATCTTCTCTAAGCCTAAATCTTTAGCCCAATTAATAATAACAGGGTTATGTTTACTGCCTATAATCTCTCTAGTTCCAATAAGTTTAGCAGCTTCTTCTATAACTCTAACACCCTCTAACTTATACATTACTTACCTCCTCTCTCTACTAATATTTCTATAATCCTGATAATAATATATAGTACTTTATCTGTCTTTCTCATATCTATTCTCCTCTTACCTAAAGATCATTTTTGTTTACTCAACTTGAATAATCCGTTAACTACTATAATCTGTACACCCTAAAACATGATAATAAGAGACAAGAGTATCAATATCAAACATGAGATACAAGTAAAAAGGAATCTTCCTTCTATACCTAATTTCTGAGCCATCTAGAAATAAGACTCTATAGGTAATGTAGCTCTTACCAGTATACATTGTCTCAAAACATTTAATATTCATACTCTTAATCTCCTACTAGTTAAACAACAATTTCCTCTATATTAAGAATATCCCATGCAGACCACTCTCCAAAAGTTAAAGCTCCTACTACAATAGTCACTAATCTGTTTCTAATTTGTAGTTCAGAACCCACCCTATTTCCGTTAGTATCTACATATACAACTTGCTTAAATTCATATTCAAACATTAAATACTCTCCTTGATATGGTAACTTCTAATAGTACCAGAAGTACCACTATTACTACCATTAACTCTAAATGTTATATTATTATCTATAGTTGTATTAATAGTTGTTGTATTAGTTATATTAGATGTAACAGATACTAAAGTACTAACCACACTAGCAAACTCACTATATATCGTACCAGAAGTACCAATTGATCTAGTAGTAAAAGAACCTCTAACTTCAAAACCTCTACCAACTCCTCCAATAGCACCTGTACCTAAAGCTAAAGTTAACGGGATACTTGTGTTGCCAATTTTGAGGTTAATTATTAAATTACTATTATTTCTACCAGACTTAAGAACTGAACCTGATAATCTAAATTCGTATTTACTACCAACTTTTAAATAATTATTTGGGAGTATAAGTGGATTTGTCTCAATAGTGCTAGTATTAGTAAAAGGTACGTCTGATGTACCTACTACTGATAATGGCTCTTCTATACCTAATTTAACTCCAACAAATACCGCATCATGATTAAGTGTACTCATGGATTATGCTCCAACATACGAACTTCTAATGTATCGGGAAAATCAAACTTAAGATACCAAAATCCCGTTTCAAATACAGCACTATCATTATGATGCAAAGTTACTACAGTTACCCACTTATCTTCTTCACTGGAAAATAGAGACCCACTCACTATACAAGAACCTGTACCGTGAGTTTGGATCGTATACTTATTATTGTTTGCACTAAGAGTATATATTGAAGTAGAAAGGCTATTCATATCCAACACATTAGTAATAAATATATTTTTTACATACTTAATCATATATTAATCTCCTTTTAAACCAAACTTGTTCTTAATCCAAGCAATAGATGCCTCAGTTCCAATTGTTCCTAAGAATGCACCAAATCCTACAACCACTAGTGGACTAGCACTGGTAAATGTCAATAATAACATCCCTGCCATCAGTGATGTACATCCATTCAATAAAGCCTTTCCTACAATAACTTTCATACTAGTTTGCTCGTTTGAAGCTAGTATTTTGCCTATAGCTATTAGCATTCCAATTACGAATAATAAGGCTATTAGCGCGTATTCTCCAATCATATTTACTCTCCTCTTATGTTAATGTTAGCACAACAGATCTATTAACACCGTCACTGCCTCTTAATTTTAATCTTATTTGTGTATTAGATATATATTCAAATGCTAATTCTCCTGCCCCTGTTAAAGTAGCTGTAGTTGGAGGCACCATACGTAAATCATTAATCCAACCTCTACCAAATCGTGATCCACTAGTACCCACAGTAGCTACTGTAGATCCGGAAGTATCAGGACGAATAGGTTGATTAATTCTGAAATATGTAGATGCAGCTTCAGTAATAGTAGCGATACCAATCTTTTGTCTTACTAAAGTATCTGATATTAAACTAGTTTCAGTAACAGAATCAATACTAGTGGTTCCGGTACTACTCTCTATTTTAAGATTATTAGGTGTATCCCATAAACTTAAGTTAAAGGCAGGTAAATATTCTAACCTCATAGTATTATAAGCACTATTACTAGTTGAACCCCCAGTTCTAAAACCCATAACATTACCACTATAGTTTATTCTTCCTTTCTTACTAAATACTGAATCTCCAAAGAATATATCTTGATATTGACCTCCAAATAATTTAAGAGTAGCAGGATCTTCATATAAAGAGCCAGTACCAGTAGTTATAGAACCCTTAAGAGCTAATGAACCTCCTAAACGATTAGTACCTGCTAAAGCTCTAAACATATTTGAACCCTTACCATACAGATTAAAGTAAGCACTAGATGGAGAGGCATTTGCACCTTCAATATTAATAGCTAAAGCTTCATTTGTAGTAGTATATGAACCATACCTATTTATTGTTACATTACCTGCTAAATCTTTAATTATTCTTTCTGCTGGCTCTGTATGGCAATCTAAAAAGGTAATTCTAGCACATTTCTCTAATCGTACAATAAAAGGATCATAAGATGCAAAACGACAACTTATATATCTTTGCCCCCAAATTCTCTTATAACTGTTAGCAGCAGCAGAGTCTAACCATACAGCACCAGCACTAATACCTTCTAATGTATGATTTTTATCTACTCTCATATCTTCCCAAACTCGTCTCCCTGCTAAATATTCTGATTCAGTAGTGAACATACGATATCCTGTAATATCAGAAGCTCCATACCCACCACGACCATCAGTAACCAACCCATTAATATCATCATAATAAGGAGCAGGATCAGGTATAGTTGTAACTCCAGAACCAGATAACGTAATAGAAGTAGAAACCTTAGCAGCAGTAAATAAAGTAAAGTTACTAGAACTCTCAATATTATCTACACATGTGATAACACTACCATTTAATAAGAAAGTAGCACTATTAAATTTAGGTCTATTGGTATCTTGTACTTCAGATACAGCAAATAGTACGGTAACTAAATTGCTAGCTGTTTCTTCTTTAGTACTACCTAAAGCTACAGTAAAGTCTCCAAAATCTGCAGTAGATCCAAATACAAAAGTTTGTTCTCCTAATGTTAATGTATCCCCTTGTATAGGATTCGATGTTAGTGTAATATCAAGATATTTAGTATAGTCAGACCCATATGAGTTGTATCCATTCTTAAACTTAGCTCCTAATACAACATATCTCCAACGCCCTCCTGATAAAGAAGCATAATCCATACAAAGACCATCTGACCCTGATTGAGGGGATATTGGGTGCTGTATACCATCCCATCCACTTAACTCACTAAAAAGAGAAGTTCTTGTAACATCCACATATACATTAGCAAATTTATGATGTCCTAGTACAATACAACCCTTAAGATCTACTTCAACCCTACATCCTACAAAGATACCAATATCCCAAACAGGGTCTCCTCCAACCATATTATTAGGGTTGGCTAAAGCAAATGCTTCATTATGTTCTATAACTACAGGAACATTAAATTTAATACCATTATTTTCTATTTGTATACAAGCTACTAAAGGTGCATCATGTGGATCACTAATACTACCTCTATATATACGTCTTGTTAATGTAGTACGAAAAATAGAAGCATCCCCAACAAACTCAAAAGCTGTATTTAGATGATGATGCTTAAATACTTGTCGAGCCTCTCCATCGCTATACCATTTCTGACCTTCTTGTCTTAATATTAAAGGAGCATTAAGTATATAACGTCCGTTGGGTACATATATACTTAAGCTACTACTAATACTTGCCATCCAAGCGGCACACCAAGCCACCGATATATTGCCCCAACCTCCTAACTTATTAGCAGCTTGGTCAATAGGTACACCAACATAATAGGCTTTTGCTTCTAATAAAGTTGTATAGTAATCACCTAAAGTGTGTAAAGTACCATCATTGATCTTAACATTATTACTAAAATCAAGTATGTTTTTGCTTGTACTATTGTGTAAGCTTTTTAGTTCTTGGCCTATTGTTTGAACTGTATTTTCTAGATTTATGCTCATAGTTTCTCCTTATACGTATTTATATTCGCTAATAATATAGTTAAATAATCAGTTGTATCCACACCTGCTACTATATTGTTTATTCTTAATTGTTGCTCCTGAAATATACGATACACTCTATCAAAATCGTTATTTAAAGTGTCAGGATTAATATTATTTAAAGTATTGTTATAACGCACAGATCTAAATAAGGCTGTGGTTCTAGAGATTACTACAACACCCCTAATCGGCATATTAAAAGTAATCTTAGCTCCATTACTATTAGTAAATTTAGATACATCATATAAATACTGAGGAATCTCTATCTCATCTAAAAAGATCACAATGTTCTCTTTATCCTCTATATAGAAATCAATATTAAACTCTACATCCTCGTTTGCTATAAATGAATTTTTCGGTACCTCATTTTCTATCATGTTTTCCTCCATAAGTTATATTATGTTCTAATTTATTACCAATGCTCGCTAATGATGCCAATAAAGAACCGTTGTTAATTTGTACATCTTCTGTTATTAGCTTACTTACTAGCATATTACCTTTCTCTATATTTATATTTCTTGCAACTAGTATATCACTAGTTATCAAACTATCATTTGTTATTGAAGCATTAATACCAGATCTTATATTTAAAGTACTAGTAGTTTTATTAGAGAGTACATATAGGTAACCACAATAATCTGTATCTATATTAAAAGAACCCTCT